CTGCCCTCATGTATGCGTGTTTGTCCAACGATATGGAAAAAGTTGCAATAAAACTTATTGAAACAGGGCAATCAAAACCGGAACATATCAACAATGACGGGATGACTGCCCTCATGTTTGTGTGTGAGACCGTTATGGAGAAAGTTGCAATAAAACTTATTGAAACAGGGCAATCAAAACCGGAACATATCAACAAGTCGGGGGATACTGCCCTCATATTTGCGTGTCGGTCCGAATTTATGAATAATGCTGCAATAAAACTTATTGAAACGGGACAGTCAAATCCGCAGCAGGTTAATAAAGAAGGAAAAACTGCGTTGTATTATGCAAACAATAATGGTTTCGATGATGTTGTTTATCTATTAGAAACAAAATTGAAACCAAAACGTCTATTTGAAACGGAATCAGAAAATGCTGAACAAAAAATAAAGAATAGTATTGATTTGAATGAAATGGGAACAAATATTGCGGAACAAGAAACAATGATTGTTGGGAAATACCTTGGCGAAAGGTTAGACAATATTGTGTTGAAATATGAAACGACTTATTATCTGTTAAAAAAACAAGATTTAAAAAACCAACTTGCAAATAAAACTGCCTTGTTTTATGAGTGTTATACCGCGGGTAATAATAGTGATAACACTTTGGACAGAAATATTAATTTCACCACAACATATTTTGATTTAAAAAAAGTTGGTGTATTAGTTGGGTACGTTAATAAAACCAATATTGAAAATATGTTGTCGTCTTTTTCAAGTCAAATGTATGTTATTCATGATACTCAAAATACATTCAAATCCGTAATGAGTTTATCGTATTATGACGGTTCAGGAGGGCAAAGTTCAAGTCATTGTCAAGAAGGTCAAGATGGGCGTCTTTTTACAATAAATCCAACAACAGTATTGTTTTCTTCTCCTTCAGAAAATAATATGGTTAATCTTAAAGAAGACAACAACACAAAACAAATCGGTATTCTTGTTGATGGACAAAAAAAGATATATCCTATTGACGACGGAACAACAGCGCTAAATTTAAAAATGTTATTGGTTAAAAATGGAATATCTGGTAAAGAAGAAAATATTCGGTTTATTTATTTGGGTAAATTAATCAATAATGATGTGTTAATTATTAGTTTACCCGATTATAGCAATGAAACTGTATTGCAAGCCGTTATTAAAAAAACTGGTGGGAAAACAAAACGAATAAGAACGAAGAAAAACAAGAATAAGACAATGAATAAGAAAATGAATAGAACAAAAAATAAGACAATAAAACGTAAAAAATAACTAAAGAAACACTGTTGTTTAAATCTGATTCAACATAATTAGTCCAATAACAACAAAAAGCAACAAAAAAGGAAGTAAAACCAAAACCCAAGAAACACCCTTGTATCCATCTTTACATATTAAGTTTAATATCCACGTCCAAAACAATATATAAATGAGTTTTACGATGAATACCAATACAGTGCTCGGAACGTTGCATGAGAATGTTCCTAAATCATATCGCGTTGTGTTGCCGATGTTTTGTAGCATAACAATAATTAAAGCAACTACACTAATAACAAAATATAATGCTGCTGGAGTGCAAAGTTGCTCCAGTTTTGTTGGAAAATTCATTATACTCTAACTTGAGAGAAAATATTTATTCCCAATATAAAAACACGAAATCATAATTACACATTTAACGGACGCTATTGTTTAACGCTTTACCAACTGGTCTTGGGTTGGTAATGGATTTATGGGCGCAGCATACCCCCTTAATGCATTATAGGTACTTCCCGCTTGAAATGATAATTGCCTTCCCATATTTACTAAATCTTGGGGAATAAGTCCGGCACCTTTTCTCCCGCGTGTCTTTTTTATTTTTTTCATTCGCTTATTTGTTTTTCCGCCCCAAATTGTATCTCGCTCAGAAATCATTGCCGTTTGCGGATCTACTTTATAGTCATTATGAGCTAAATAGTTGCGATTTCCGCTTATGTTGTCAATACCCGGCCATCCCGATATTTTGGGTGTCCAAGGGTCACCTACCAATCCGTTTGGATAAGGAATGGTTTTATTAACGTATTCTGGGGAGTATCCCCCCTTTTTATTTTTTCTTGTTTTTGTATGTGTACCACCTTTAATGACACCAAGCGATGAGTTAATATTAGTTTGATAAGGCAATTTGGGAGTTCCCGACACGTAAGGCAACGATGATTTACTCATAGTGCCGCCCATTTTATGGGAACCCGTATAAGCTAAAAAAGGATTGGGTTTGTAATGAGACACATTTCCCGTATAGGCTAAATTAAAATCAGATGCTGGTAAGGTTGATGGGTTAGCGCCCCCCCATAAACCTAATTTGGCGGATAAATCATTACAACCGCAACCACCACCACGATGACATCCTTTTTTATTACATCCTTTTTTATTACATCCTTTTTTATTACATCCTTTCATTTTCCATATTTTTTGAGACTTTTTTTTGTATTTTTTAAATTTCATTGTTTTCATATACATTATACAAATAAAAAAAAGAAATTTTTTTTTTATATTTTTATTTCAAAATATATCCAAAATCATTTTCAAAAATACTGGGATTGTTGGGTAAAAAACGTCCAATTTATTTTCTTGGGTTCTTGTTTTATTGCGGCTTCCAATAAGTAAATGGTATTAGGATTGCCAGATAAAGGTAATAATTTTATCTTGAATATTATATTAAGTTTTTTTATTATAAAGGGACAATCATATTATTTACATATTTTCATGGGCTGTTTTAGTTCCATGGCAATTACGACATAAAGCGACTAAATTACTAATATCATTGCTTCCACCATATTCAAGACGTATTTTATGGTCTACTTCGTATGTATGATTAAGTTTATTTTCGCAATTACCACATTTCCAATCTTGAATACTTGCAACATATTTTTTTTTAGTTTCACTAACAGCACGTTTTGTTTTTTTATTTGGATGTTGTTGTTGTTGTTGTTGTTGTTGTTGTTGTTGCTGAAAACCATTTATTTGCCCTGTACCAGAACCGGCACCTTTCATAAAAAAAGGATTACTCGTTAAATCAAAAACTGGATTTAGTAATCCGATAGACGATTTATCGAATGGAATATATTTCATCATATTATTGGCACTTTGTAAAATATTTTTACATTGGTGTGGGTCGCGTTTAATAACCAAATAAATACCTAAACCTAAAACAGCGTAAAAAATAATTATGTAATATTTTTTATAGGACAATATTTGTTTTGTTATTTTACCGTCATAATAGGCATTATAAATAAAAAACGCAGTTATTGCAAATATAAATAATTCAATTCTCATTCTTATATTCTATTTTTATTTTTTTTTGCTCCTTTTACTTTTTTTACTTTTTTTACTTTTTTTATTAAGTTTTTTTCCACCTAACATGTGCCTAACTTGTGTTGCTTTGTGTTGCTTTGTACCCAAAGTAAAACGTTTTATGTTTAATTTATGTTTTTGTGTTTTATTATTTTTTGAATGTAATAATAATATATTTTTTTTACTTGAACTTATAATAAAATAATTATTTAATTTGTTCAAATCTTGAACAAGGTTTGGTATAGAAATGGGGGATACATCAGTATTAAATAAATACCGAATAAAAAGTGTCTGAAATGCTTGGGTTAGCGGATAATTTAATTTTTTTTTATAATAAAATTCAAAAATGGGAAAATAAGAAATAATAAATCCATAAACGTCCAAATTTTTAAGAAAAACAACCTCAAAATACTTTTTTAATAAAAAGATGTTGTTTACCGTATATTTTTTAAGAATAGCCGAAATATAATATACAATAATACTAAAAGAAGTGTCATTTTTTTCGTCTTCAGTTGAATCTTCAATATCTAAAATCATAACAATCATTTTATAAATAGTTCTTATATGCCCTTTACCTTTTTTTTTTACCCATATTTTTATATAATGCGAAACAAACATCGTTATCGGAGTATCATTTTTTTTTTGCAAATAAGTATTATATGTTTCAATAAAAAACGTGTTGAATAAAACAATAGAAAAAGGATTATTAAAAGCAAAAGAACGACCCGAAAAAACTTCCGGAAAATAATCATTGAATGGGTCAATTAAATATTGTGTAGAAAGCCCCCAATCAATTAAACGACAATGAATATTATCGCTTGTTGTATCAACTAAAATATTAGAGTCTTTTATATCGCAATGATATATGTGATTATCGTTAATGGTCTGTATTCCATTGAGAAGAAGCGCAACAAGAGATTGATTAAGTTTTATAAATAATTCAGGAGTTTCGTAAGAAAGAGTATTCACATATTTTTCAACATCAATTCCCCCGTAAGGAATATTAAGCATCACTAATTTATCCAATTTTTTATTGATATTTGTTTCGTCAATATTGTCTCGCTTAAGTGCGGAGCACCTGTCATTAAAATTTTCTAAATCTTGTTTTTCAAGAGTATCGGGAGAACACAAATAAACATCATCAATAATGAAATAATTTTTATAATTGGGAATTTTTGTAATAATGGGTGCATATTTAACAATGTCATCGTATTCTTCTTTTGCGTGTTTTATTGTCATTAATTTTGAAATATGATTGGACGAATCGATATATGTGTTTGTATTAGCACACTTAAGTGCAGGATTAAATACACAACCATATCCTCCAGATGCAATTACATTACCTCCAACTGGAGTAGTTTTTTGTTTCATATATATATGTCCATAAAAAAACTTGTCGCTATTTTATGGAACAATTACATAAAAATAATAGATAACACTTATCAATAAAAAAAGAACAGAAAAAAATATAAACTTTTCTTTTAAACGATTAAATTCTTTATTTTTTGTGGGAATAGATTTATACTGTTCATAATAATGTGCGTAAAAATCGTGCAAACTTATTGTGGGTTTTTCAAGAGAAATATTTATTTTGTTGTGAATAAAATGAAGCCATTTAATTAATAATTTACGGTTATCTAAATAAGGAGCAATAGGATATTTTTGCATTAATTTTGTAAAATAAGTACTACTCTGTTCGTTGGGAATAAATAACGGTAAATTATGAAAAAAATCATAATATTTTTTTTTAGTTTCAGAGTTTGGATACAAAGGATAACACATTACAATTGTATGCAGCATAAACCAATAATGTCCACCCCATATTTTAGGGTCAAATGTAAAGTTAGGGTCATGTGTAATCATTTGCAAAGTAAATTTATAATAAACATAAATAATATAAACCAATAAAAATACGCAATTCAGTGTGAATTCATGTTTATTATTATAAACCTTTGAAGAATTAAAAATGACTTGAGAGTCATGACCGAGAAATTATAAATTTTCATCGGTTTAAAAGTAATTTTTTTTATATTAATAGAGAGTAACTTATAAATACAATATGAATAATAATTTTACTAAAATAACAAAAAATAACAATAATTATTGCAATAATTGCGGAAAACAGGGACATATTTTTCATCAATGTAAATTGCCCATAACAAGTTATGGAATTATATTATTTCGTTATCATAATTTGACACTACAGTTTTTAATGATACGCCGAAAAGATAGTTTTGGATTTATAGATTTTGTTAGAGGTAAATATAATCCTTATAATATTCAACAAATACAAAATAGCATTAATGAAATGGCAAATAATGAAAAAGAACGATTATATGATGAAACATTTGAGAGTTTATGGAAAAATATGTGGGGAGACAAGTCAATACACCCCTATAAAAATGAAGAATTAATATCGCACAAAAAATACGAAACTATAAAAAATGGTATTATTGTAAATGAAGAACAACATATTTGTTTATCTGACTTGTTAAAAAAAAGTGATACGAATTGGAAAGAAACAGAATGGGAATTCCCAAAAGGACGTCGTAATTATCAAGAAAAAGATTTAGATTGCGCGTTGCGTGAATTTAAGGAAGAAACAGGAATTGATTATGCTAAAATTCATATTATTGAAAATGTTATTCCTTTTGAAGAAATATTTGTGGGTTCTAATCATAAAACATATAAAAACAAATATTTTGTTGCTTTTTTAAACGATATTAATACCGACGATAAAAATGACAATACACTTTTATATTTTCAAAAAACAGAAGTAAGTAAGATAGAATGGAAAAGTTATGAAGAATGTATTAATTCAATAAGACCTTATAATTTAGAAAAAAAACGTCTTGTAGAAAATGTTTTTAATATGTTAAACACATATAAATATTTACCATTTACAATGTAAAAAAATCTGTCATTATCAAACTCCCTCGTGTGTAAAACTCGTAAATATATTATAAATAAAAAAATAGTTCATAATATGTTGTCAGAAATACATCAAATTAATTTAGATTGTTTCTTAAATAAAAAACAAAACAAAGATAATAAACAAACAAAAGAAAAACTGAGAGAAAAAGACAAACAATTTTATAAAAAACGTGTAATTGCACTAACTAAAAATTTTTTAGTGGGTTGTAATTTTTCTCTTGAACTTTATCCACGAGATCTTATTGATGCTTTTGAAAATTATATTGGTGCGTCTATATCTTATTTTATAAACATTGATAAAAATGACATATTGCAGGATGAATACATAAACTTGAATAAAGAAAATATAAATCAAGATTTAGAAAATCAAGAACCCGAAACAACAACAACAAATCAGAATGATAAAATTATGATGCGTATTGTTCAAAAACCCAATAATTTAGATAAATTTGTTCGTATAAAAAAAACAGAAGTTATTCCAATAATACCTCTTCCGCTTAAAAAAAAAATTAACCTGAAAAATCCAGAACTTAAAACAAAAGGCATAAAAAAAACCGATAAAAAAGACATTTTACAAAATAAAAATATTGTGAATAATATAAGCAATTTAAATGAAAGAAAAAAAGTCAAAAACAATAAACAAAAAGAAAAACAAAAAGAAAATGATAAACAAAACGATAAACAAAACGATAAACAAAACGATAAACAAAACGATAAACAAAACGATAAAAATGAAACCTCAACAATGCAGTCCTTACTCTAAATTAATGAAGAACAAGAATAATAACAATAACAATAAAACTTGTTTAAATGATGTTACACTACTAAAATTAAAAAATTTATGGAATGCACGACATCCTGACAACATAATTTACGAAAATAATCCGCAAAAGATATGGGAATTATTACACCAACAATTACAAAATACGTGCAATAAAGAATCATGTTGGTTAAAACAAAAATTTGTTCAAGGAAAATTAAATTACGAATTGAATAATTTGTATGCACCCAAGTCTCCTGAATCGTGGAAAAAAAACCCACATGAGTGGCTTTCCAGCGTAGATATTTTGGATGTAATGAAACAGTACGAAAAAGCATACAAATGTTTTGAATTTATTGGTCCAAGCCCCATTGATTATGACACCAAAAAAATGTATGGTGAATGTGTATGGAATGAACTTTGTAATTTTAATTTAAAAGACCAAATAAAGCGCGGGAAAATGAAAATAGGAATTATTTTTAATTTAGACCCACATTATAAAGGGGGTTCTCATTGGATTAGTCTTTTTATTAATTGTAAAAAAAAAAAAATATATTTTTTTGACAGCGTTGGAGAGAAAATACCAACCCAAATTATGAAATTTGTTTCTAATATTACTGGACAAGGAAAAACAATAACCCCGTCAATAGAATTTGAGTTTGACCAAAATTATCCAATAGAACATCAATACAAGGGGACTGAATGCGGTGTTTATTCGCTTTATTTTATTGTTCACATGTTGGAAGACAAAATTAATGAACATTACTTAAAAACACATATATTAAAAGATGAATATATGGAAAAATTTAGAAAAGTTTATTTTAATGATGAACTTTAGTTGTTTTCTCGATAGAAAAAATTGAATATAAACAACATAAAAATAATTTAACATTACCTTATAATGAGTTATACAATAATTACATCATCTCCATTATTAAAATCAACATTAATTTATTTATTGCAATTTGATGGGTCGGCCATACCAAATCCTGGAATTGTTAGTTATGGTGCTATTTTGTATTCTCTTGATTTGCAAGACAATAAAAAAAAAATTATTTTTGAAGCAGGAGGATACAAAGACATTGGAACCAATAATCAGGCTGAATATTTGGGACTTTGTTTGGGATTAAAAATTGCAATTAAAAAACAAATAAATTTTTTGCGAATAGAGGGCGATTCGTTATTGGTATGTAACCAAATAATGAAAAAATGGAAGGTAAAAAACAAGGAATTAGAACAATACTTCAAAGAAGCACAAGAATTATTAACAAGTTTTGAATATGTTGAAATTAAACATATTTACAGGCAATATAATTCACTTGCAGACGCGTTAGGTCGTGAGGCTTTCGCAACAAAATGCGATTTTTATCGCGAATATTAGTAAATAAATTAGGTATTATAACGCTTTTATACAAGATACTTAACAATAAAAAGTTTCATTTTATATTTTTTATTTTTTCAAAAAAATACCATATTTGTTCTTTATCTGAATTTTTTGTCGTATTAATATTGGGAATTGTTACAATATTTACACTGTCATTTTTTTTGGTGCAAATTTTTGGTGTTATATATTCGCCATCAGAGAAAACCCATGGAATTTCACCACAGTCCCATAATATTTCTGCTTCGGAATACACGCGTGTTTTTTTAATGCCGTTGCATGAAGGAATTTGAAACGATTTATTTTGTGAAAAAGAACACC